TGTTTCTCCAAGACCGGTAGGATCTGATCGTGAATAGGGACGGTTCGGTAGTTCTGAGCTTTGGTAACAAAGTCAGGCAAACCACCAACGTGGATCAAGTTGGAATTGAGATCCACATCCCGTGCCCGTAGCTTGAGCAACTCAGCACGCCTGAGCCCTGTGTAGGGAGCGACCATGCAGATGTCCCACAGGTCAACCCTCTCAAAGGGGTCCAGACAGCCCTTCAAGAAGGCTTCGTGCTGATCCTTGGTGAAGTAGGCCCTGCGGCTTTCACCCTCCTTCCTGCGCCTTAGACGTGGTGCTGAAGGGATCAGCTCATCAAAGGCACAGTGATTGAGAACAGTGGAGACAGCAGACACAACCCTGTTGATGGTTGCGTTGCTCTTCCCCTCATCCTCTAACTCAAGGCTCACTTGAGTCATTACAGGTTGAGTGATCTTCCCAATCGGGAATGATCTCCCTCTCAATCTGGTGAAATGACCACCATTGATACCTGCTGTCTTCGCACCAGGCCCATGTCTCCATGTGTGACGTGTGCGAAAGGTGTAATCAAGTGCCTGTCCCCAGGTCTTGATTGCTGTCTCCATACAAGTCCTCCTTGAGTTGCTTTACAAGAGACACACCCTTAGGTGTGAGTTTGAGAAGCGTTCTCCTGCGGTTAGCAGGGTCGTCATACTTCTCAATTAACCCCAGCCCTGGCTTCTTGAGTCGATGGTTAGGGGACAGCCAATCCGTAAGGCGTGATGCTGAACTGACGGCTAGTCCAAGTTCGTCTTCAAGAGCCTGTTTGTGACAGGGATTGTGGCTGGCGATATAGAAAAGAGCACTGACCAACTGAGCAGGCATCTCTCGATCCATGAGACGCAGGCGTTCAAATACTTTGAACACTCGCATCATTTGTGGATCAGTGAGGTCCTTCTTTAGTGGGTCCATGCACCCTCTTGCTATATGTCCACCTCAATCATAACAAAGCCGAGGTGGATGTGACAAGCCTTTTTGGAAAACCAGGCGTCCCAACGCGTTCGCCCAAGCTTGATGTACAAACCCCACCCTCCAGTGAGAATCATTGGCAGCTAGAGTGTAGCACCCATCAACATTGATTGATGTTGGTGGATAGGTAAATTGTGGACATCCAGATGAGTCTCATGAGACAGGTATTCCTCATCACCTAGTGCTAGGAAGTTTGAATACTCCTCAGGGTTCATCATCTCCTGTTTCTGGAGAGTAATTGGACACAACGTAGAAGTGGTCATCAGAAAGTACGGTAATTTCAATCGGGTCATCTACGCTCAACTCTTTGCCAATACGTTGTGTAGCAGCGCGTCGTTGTTGATAGACATGCTCAGTGACTTTGGAAGTCCTGAGGTTTTGTACTCGCATGATGCAAAGCACAGAAGAAGGGATCACATACCCGTGAGTCTTTTGCTCGATTAGTTCTTCAACAGAAAACTGTTCAGCACATGCTGCAAAGATCTCATCGGGTGCGTGTTGGATCTCATCCCATGAATTTGGGAAATACTTGCGGTTCATCGTCTACTGGTAAGATGTGATATGTACTGGTTTGGACAGAGCATTCGCTCCGGGCTACTGCTGCAGCCTCACCAACGTCTTGAGCTTTGACCATGAAGTTTTCATGGGGGGTGTAGACAACGAAATGCCGAGGGGTGGTTCGCATGATTTTCAAAAAAATTGAGCAAATGGATTAACCTGCTATTACCGGTGTGTGTGATCGTGATCTTTGATCGCGACCAGTACACCTGTACTACTGCCTAACTAATACACTTGTACTATGGACAGCTGTCGATTGTCACAGGTACAGTTGTACTATGGACAGCTCTCAACTGTCACAGGATAGTACGTTTGTACTACTTAAGAGAACATCTGTACTGTAGTACATTTGTACTAGCTAGGGCACAAAAAAGAGACCCATCCTAGGTGGGCCTCGCTCAAAGCGACTCATGAGTGGATAGGTTCCCGAACTGGCTACGCTATGTCCAGATAAATCAGGCCATCTGATAGGTGGCCGTATCCACAGTTATCTAAGATCTCCTCAATATCAATTGAATTGAGCAGATCATCCGCGCAATCATCATCCACCTCAATGTCAACGTTAACTAGATCATTGCGTCTAGATAGTTTGCAATCATTACCAAAGTGTTTGGCATAGGACAGCGGGAAAGTAAATCGCAGGGTCATTTGCTCAAAGTGGATAGGTTGGATGAATTAAAGCGCTTAGCACTTGGACCATGCACAGGCAGCCAAACATTGACGCTAGCGCCATCGCATAAATTGCAATTAAGGCAGGTGATCGAAGGGCTTTGAACATTGGCACAGAGGAACGTTTGAGGTGGCAAAGCATCTTGAGTGGTACCTAGTGGCATAACTAGAAAGGTTTTCCAACCTTGCCGCCTTGCTTCTAGTTGCTCAGAGATACTGTCTACGCTGGCCATAAACAGGCCTTTGTATTGCTGTGCCCAAGGCTCTCGCCATTGATGGGTGTAACCCAGATGATCTTGGGCATAGCTATTTAACAGCTCAACCATTTTGAGCGGGACCACTGCGGGATCGCCATAGGCGCCCCATCTGATTGTTCGACCTTGCAATGCATGCTCAAGCTCTGAATATTGCCACAGGGTTTTATACTTTCCAGAATGATACGCTCGCCAAACACTGAGCGGAGCCTGTCCCAAATTGACATAGCAAGATCGAATGCCGTTTGGCTGCTTTCTGTGGCGACAATCTCCGCAAATCGCTCGATCCTGTCCGGTGTTAACAGCCTCAACCGGATTGAGGCTTTCGCAGAGATGGTAGACCTGGATAGTGTTTCCCGTTTTTCTATTGCTGCTATTGAGAACAGCGATGGAGACAATTGATGTGCCATTGATTGGGGATGGTGCTTTGTGGATGACATAACCGGGCCAGCGCTCAAACGGCGGGCTTTCTTGATCGTGATCGCGACCCATCTAGTTTTCTCCTGCTAGCAGCCTGTCGGTCTCCTCTTTCTCAAGATGCAGACCCACATCCAGCTTGAGCTGGGGGCTGGCATCGTGCTTCATATAGACGCGCACAAAGCGCTCAATCTGTGGCCTGTCAGCGTTGAGATCAGTGAACACAATCTCTGTGCCATCTGCTAGCTCAAGGCTTAGATGGTCGCAGCAATCGCAATACCAGAGGGATTCAAGGCCTTTGAATGAATAGGTCAGCTTAGGGTTAGCCATGGATAGGATGGATGGAGTGGATAGGTTTAGCAAAGAATCAGACGATAACGCCCATCTCTTTGATCATCTCGTTGAGCTGTGCTAATTGCTCTTGGATGTCTTGCAGCTCAGCTGTTAGCTCAAAGCGTTTCTCAAGAGCATCGACCTTGAGCTGTTCAAATTGATCTACTAGTTGTTCCATTTGATTGAGGCGAGGGCGTAACGGTTTTGGTCTCGCTTGCCCTCAATGATTGCCCCAAATGGATAGGTCTGCTGGCTATGCTGTGCCACCTATCCAGCTGTCCATTTTATTGGCGTTAGTGGATAGGATCGACTAACCTCTGCAGTAGGAATCGACAGATTTTCTCTTACCGATTCTCAATAGTAGTCTCAATTGAGACCTATCCATCTGTGTTATGCTTTCGATGGGCGTAACGGCCTAGGCCCCCGGTCTCTACGTTAGATCGGGGGACTACCTACACCGTTTTTTCCAGATTAGGGGGGCGGCAAGGGGGGAAAGCCGAGTCCCGGCCCCATGCGATACCCCCTGAGACATTTTTGTCAAATATTGAGGGACAACTCCAAGACACAACGCCTTAAAAAGTCCTGCATCTCAAACAACAACTGTTGTTCCTCTGCTTCACCACCAGGCCAATCACTAATCCTATGGTTAACACTCTCTAACAGTACTCGACAAGCAATTCTATCAAGGGTTAACTCAACTACTTGTTCTTCTTCTTCATCATACATTGTTCATCACTACAAGGTAAGACACCATCAAGGAAGGGGAGGTAGGCAACATTAACAGTTTTAGGTTCACCACACTCTTTACAAGGCAGGGTTACTACCTCATCTCTATCGTAGTTGTTGTTCATACAATCATCTTCGTATTAGCAGTAGGATCAGCATCAACAGCATCATCACCTAGGGATGATAGGGTTGATAACCCATCCTGTTCATATTTAGCTACCATTTCCTTACACCAATCCCTTGCTTCATTAACCCAGGGAGTAAACTTAGCTATACCAAAGACTCTTCCAACTTCTTTAGGTGTAAACCTAATCTGAGCTGCATTCTTGTAGTAGACAATAAAGTGGTTAGGACCTGTTCTTGTTCTTTGGTAGGTAACGGAGCAATCGTTAGTGTTATTAGGGTATGGTATTTGCATGTTGATAGTAGTAAGGTGGTAACCATTCCCATACCTTTATACACTCATTGACATTAGAGGGATAAAGACAGGGGAGGATTATTACTGTTAGTACTTTAGTTAAGAGCATTGATAACAGTATTAACAAGGATTGATCATTTAGGGATCAATAAGGTTAGGAAAGGGGAAGGATGTCTTATGAAATAAGGCATGTCTTCCCCCTGAGGGGGCGAGTCCACCCTTCTCTCCCCCTGTATACATGTCGGGTTAGCGCTAAATCCAGGTGGGGACTGACTTTTGGCCTTTTAGTCGTCTTGACTGTTGTCTTTGGTCTTTAGACATACAGAAAACCATGCTGTCAGCAGCACCTTGGGGGTCTTCTGCCCACATTTGCATCATGTCGTTCCAGTCTTCACGTTTACGTTCTTTGATGGTCTCCATAGCACTGATAGCTAGGGCATCTGTGAACCACTTAACGCCTTGAGCTAGGCAGTCAATTCTGTCATCATGTCTTACTGCACCCTTTTCACGGCACATACGGCTCATCTGGAAGAAGAGCATGTAAGCGAGACGTTCTTCAGCAGGTAAGTCAGCGTTTGACTTGTAATCCCATTCAATAACTGATTTGTCTACAACCAACCTGTGTTGGTTAAGGATAGGTTCAAGGCTATCAATGATGCGGTCTTCTTTTCGGACGTTAGCTCTGGTTTCTTCGATATGGACAGCCTGTTTAGTTTGTTGGAGGTGTTTACGGAATAGTTCGCTTACCACTCCATCCCCGAAGTTTGATTCAATAAGGAGAGTGGTAGCTCCATACTTTTTACATCCCCTGAGGATGTCCAGAAGTGTATTGTCGCTGTATCCATCGTGGTATGCACGCATTTCATGCAAGTACAGGAAACCGTGTCGTTGGGATAAATAAGCTGCGACTGTCTCATCCGAGCCACGACCCGACGGGTCAACTGAGCAGATTGTTTCGGTGTAAGGACCCCATTCTCCTGAGAACTGCATTGGACTGTAGAAATAATCTCCAGGGAGTCCAACAGTGGGGAGCTCTCTGATGACGTTCGCTGGGTCTGAGCACCAGACAATGTTGTCAGGAGCAGAGGAGGGATTAACACTAGTGATGACCAGATCGGCCATTTTAAGAGGGAATTTTTCAGCATCTGATAATGAGGTATCGAGCATGAACTGCAGCATGAAGTTGCTGCGCCCCATGGATGCTTCACGTTCAATCAGGTCTTGGTCATCAAACCTTTCTGGATCTGTGACTTCCCAGGCTTCAGCTCCCATATCAAGATCTTCTTGAATTTGGGGGGCCAGGAGGTTGTCGTAGTTACTAAGGTTGCGGGGGTATCTAGCGGGCCAGACAAAAGGTCGATAGTTGCGCTCTGCGAGACTCCTGTAGACGGTAAAGGTAGTCTGAGGAGTGCCAAGAATACAAATTCGTGAATCATGTTTAGGGGTAAGGATGGATTCTGCTTCAGTGCAGAGTTGTAGAAGTTTTTGTCGCATGAGCTCAGTCATGCTGTTACCGGGGACCTCGACATCGTCCAGCACCATCAAGTCGGCACGGGAACCCGTCAATTGTCCTGTGATCCCCACACTCTTCACAGAAGGAGCCTGGTGAGGAGAACAATTCACGTCGAAGGAGATGCGGCTCCACCGTGCATCGTCTGACTTCGGTCGCAAGTGACTGAGCCAGGGAGTTTCGATTATCAGCTTTTGGAGGAAGATACTCATATTGTCCGCCCTCTCTTTTGAGGCGGAAATGATCATAATCTTCTTCTCCGGGTCCCTGAATAGTGTCCAGAGGACGAATGCGCCCGTGATCCATGATTTACCAACTCCTCGGAAAGCTTGGATTTGAAGTCGTTTAGGTCCGTGTTGTAAGTAGTCAGCGATTGCGTATTGAGCTCTAGTGGGGCTAGGTAAATCAAGCTGGGTCCACAGTGCTTGTAAGAACAGCTTAAAATCGCCCGTTAACTGGTCTAAAATAGTCATTAGGATATATCCCTACCTAAGGGTGGTTAACAGCTCTCTGAGGGGCTGCTAGAGGCCTCTGAGAGGTCATTGACGATGAACTCATTCAGGTCATGAATGTGATCTCTAAGAATTTGGATGTATTGGCCGTTAAAATTCGGATTAGGGTTAGGTACTTCTACCTCAACAATCCTTTCGACGATCTTTTCCACCTCAACGGGGACTTCAACGATCTTCTCCACTTCCACAGGCACTTCAACGGTGACTGTTTCTGTGACAATCTTTTCAACGGGTACCTCGACGGTGATGGTCTGAGGTTCTTGAGCTTCTAGTTCAGCAACTCTTGCTTCTAGGGTTTCAATGATGCCCCTGAACCGGGCCTGGGTGGAGGCCCGCACAAGCACAGGGTCATAAAAGGTGACGCACTTGTTGGTTCTAGTCAATAGCGCCTCCCTGTTGGAGCATTCGCAACCTGCGTCTCATAAGAGCGGTTGCTTCATCGTCTTTGACTTTGTTTTCGCTTAGACGGTAAGGAACAGGGATGTCTTTACTAGCGTTAAGTTCTTTGGCAAAACCAGGGAAACCAAGGTTTGCACCTGCTTGCAGCTTCATACCCCGAGTGTTGTAGGGGCTAGCACCAAGCATTTCTGCAAGACCTGTGCCAAGGATGGTGCCAATGTCTCTAGTTGGTTGATCCAACAATGTCATCAGGGCACTAGTTAGGGCACCACGGTTGGGCTTAGCAGTAGAGCGATTAGAACTGTTTCCACGGTAAGAGCTAGTAAGAGAATCTTTGTTAAGTTGGAGTTGGCTCCGCCTTTTTTTGCCCCGAAAATACTCAGTAAATTCTTTAAATCGTTCTCTGATTTCAACAGGCAATTCAAAGTTAGAAGGTACTCCCCCTCCACCAGTCATTGGTTGATTAAGAAACCTATTGAATTTTGTTGATAGGTTGTTCCTGAATGGTCGGATGTTATTGGAGGGTTCTGCCATTACTTCTTGAGTTTGGTGTTGTAGGTCTTACCGCGCCAAGTAAAGGTCGTCTTGCCAGCCTTACGAGCATTAGCAAAGGCTTTATCAAAGGCTTGGGCACTTTCACGCCGACGACCTTCTGCCTGAGTTTCAGCAGCAGTTGGGTACTTGACTTTCTTAACGGGCTTATAGGGCTGGACACCTTGAGAGGATTGGGTGTCGTTCTTTGAGGTGCCTTGGTTAAAGACAGAAGCCACAACTCCTACCCTAGAACCCATCTTCAAGAGGTCGCGACCTACATTACGCAGTGAGTTGACATTCTGTTGAGAGCCCCTTACTGCGCGTGAGGGTGCTTCACGTCCACCACCACTGTTATTGCTAGTACCGGTGTAAACCTTACCGCTGCGGTATCTGCCTTGACCGGTAGTTACTTTGTCCCGAGCTCCAGCACGACGACTAGCTGCTGCAGCGGCACGACGGTTGGAGCGTTGTTGAGAAGTAGTGGGCTTAGTCCGTCCTTCAGACGGGTTGGAGGTCATACCACGTGAACCACGGGTAGTTGGACCTTCGCCACGGGAGTTACGACCCGCAGCCATGTTTTGCCTCATTTGGCGAGATTGGCCATCTTTAGTGATACGACGGCCGCGACGGTTAGTTGCCATTGATGTGATCTAAAATACGTTGTTTACGTTCTGGATGAAGCCCAAATCTGGCTACCATCCATTCATCCCAGGGTTCGCTTCCTTTACTCTGATTACAACTACGGCAGGCGGGTACACAGTTGCTCGATATTGTTTCACCACCTCTAGAACGAGGGTGGACATGGTCAATAGTAAGGTCATTGTAATCATAAGTTTCTCCACAATAAACACATGTACAATCAAAAGTTTCTTTGATAGCACGCCTCC